TATACGCATTTAATGCCCTATGCTAAATACACCCGAGAGGGAGAGGGCGAGGACGCGGAAAGCCAGGAGGTTTACGTTTTCCTCACCGAAAAGACTATAGCTTTACCCGCTGCGGAAAATATCGGACACAGCAAAGCCTATATTATGGACTTTACAGACCGTTTCGCAGAGGGTGAGGCAATAACCGAGGAGGCTTTAAGACAGAAAGCAACGGCTTACGCCTCCTCCGCGCAGCTTGGTGCCCCTAAAATAAGTATTACCGTTTCTTTTGTGCAGCTTTGGCAAACAGAGGAGTACAAAAACATAGCACCGCTTGAGCGAGTCAAATTATGCGATACAGTAACGGTACGCTTTCCAAAGCTTGGCGTAGACGCCACGGCAAAGGTTGTTAAGACCGTCTACGACTCACTAAAAGAAAAATACAACAGCGTAGAGCTCGGCGACGCCAAAAGCAACCTTGCGGACACCATAAACGGACAGCAAGCGGCTATAGAGGAATTAAAAACCTCTATACAGCAAGGCGAAAGCAAAGCAGCCGAGGCGCTAAAAAAAGCTATACTAAACGCTACAAACCTTATTACGGGACACTCGGGCGGATATGTAGTATTAAACCCCGCAGAAAAGCCCCAGGAAATACTTATACTTGACGCTCCCACAATCGAGGAGGCTGTAAGGGTATGGCGCTGGAATAGCGGCGGCTTGGGTTATTCCTCTACGGGTTATAATGGCACCTTTGCTCTTGCAATGACTATGGACGGCGCAATAGTCGCCGACTTTATAACTGCGGGGACTCTTAACGGTATGCTTTTGCAAGCGGACAGCGTAAAAGCTGCCGCTATCTCTGCGGAGTACAAGCAGACAGTTACCGACGCTATAGGGAACGTAGAGAGCTCCGTAACCCAGGCTTTCAAAGTAGCCGACCAAGAGTTATTGAGCGCAATTACTATTACTCTTGCAGACTATGTGACAACGGAGGAAATGTCCTCCGCTATCACACAGACAGCAGAGGAAATCGCATTGACCGTTACGGCTGCGCGTACCTACGCTGAAACACTCGCGGCTGACGCCGAGAGTGCAGCCAACAGCTACACCGACGGACAGTTA